CGGATCGGCCGGCTCGCCAGGCCCGAAGGCGCGTTGGCACCAACGATCGTAAGATGGCCGCCCGGAAACCGTTTGTGCAGGATCTTGTTGTTGCCATCCCGCGATTTCGGGTTGGCTATCTTGTCCTGCAGGCAAGGCGTGTCCCGGGCCATCGGCGAGAACCGGTCTTTCGACCAAGTTTCCGCATCCCGCTCGGTCGGCATCACCACCATGATCGGCGCCGGGTCATGGTCAATGTGGTAGCCGACCATGTTCAACAGCGATTCCGATTTGCCGATTTGACTGCTGGACATGATCACGACAGTTTCCGCCGCCGGGTCAGAGATCGCATCCATGATGCCGCGTTGATATTCCGCGCGACTTGTACGCCACTGGCCGGGTTCCGCGCTGGCTTCAGAACTCAGCCGCCGGTTCTGATCTGCCCAGTCACTGATCGTCAGGTCCGGCGGTGGTTTCAGCACCGACAGCGCGGCTTTCACCGTCCGTTTCAGGATCGCCGACCCCTTCAACGTCAATGTCAGCTTCGAGTTCAATGTCTGGCTGCGCGAGATCATCAAGCACCTCGCGGATCGCGGCACGGATCAGGTTCCGGGTGTCTCCGACGGTTGATTGGTCAAATGCCTGCGGGGCTAGCCGATCCGGCAGCGCCAGAAGGCGGGTTCTGAGAAGCGCCAGCACGGCGATCCACGCCGCCTCGATCTGGTCGGCGGCAATGAGGGATCGGCGCTTTTCCTGCGCTTCCATTTCAGCAAGATCAGCCCGCGCCCGGATGAACCGTGCTCGCTCAGCCATATAGTCCGGGGCCCCTGCCTGCGCCTTTGTCGCTTGGTCGCGCAGGTAGCGCACATAGCCCCGCACCGATCCGATTAGGTCATACTGCCCGCGCTCCGCCTTGGGGATCACGCCCTCCCGGCTCAGCTGCTGGACCCGCCGTTCTGAGAGATCGAGCAGCTTGGAGATCACGCCGATAGGTTGGGTCGCCGATGACATGAAATGACCCCGTCGCTTCGATTAAAGTAATGTAATTGCTGCGATTATACTGGATAGAGCGCCCGAGTAGAGCGAACCTGATTGCATCAACCGACGCAGCCAGAGGGCCCGCACATGACCATCGCAGAACGCTACAATGCCGAGGCCAAACGCCTGCTGCCCCAAATGGCGGCAGACCTCGCGGTAGACCTTGGCATCACCACGGCGAACGAGATCGACGACATCGTCTTTCGCCGCAGCGAATACCTCGGCGGGATGGCCTGCGCGATCCTTGCCCTGATTGAACAGCAAACCTGAAAGGCCGAACCATGAGCGCCATCACCACCATCCGTATCGACCACACCGCGTTGCCCGACCAGTTTGATCGCTCCCGCCCTGACGCCGTGGCCGCCGCCATTGAGGCCGCGCTACGCGAAGACGGGATCGCCGCCGAAGCCTCCGACGTGATCTCGCATTTGAAGATCGAACTGCCCACCACCCAGCTTGCTGCCACCTGTGCCACACTGGCCGATTTGCAGCTGATCTGACGGGGAACATCATGAGCACCCGCGCACAGATCGCCATCCAGATCGGGCCCGAGGAATGGGCCCATGTTTCTGTCCACTTTGACGGCTACCCCAGCCACATGCTGCCCGCGCTGGCGGGGTGGACGCCGGACGATATCCTTGCCGCGAAGGAAATCCGCCAAGTCCGTACAGATGAGTTGGACTGTTTCAACCCGCCCCGCGATCCGTCGATCCTGCTGCACCCAACTTGCCAGTTCTGCCACCTTTATGTCTGGCGGGATGGGGCATGGGTAGATGCCACCGACCGCTCCGAATGATCAGAAAGCAACATTATGGCTCTGATTTTACTACGTTAATCAGTACGAAAGAGCGAATATGATTGCAGCAAAACGATGCAACTCAGTTCAAGGAACCAAGCCATGACCCACCTGAACCCGATCACCACGCCCCGCCACCAGCTGCGCGCTGCAAAGGCGCAACGCAACCGCGAAGCCGCCTTGAACGCCTTCCTCAGCAAGAAGGCCGAGATCGACGCGATGCTCACCCGCTTGGCACAGCTCAGCGAGGACCACTTCAACAGCCACCCCGATGAGATCAACTGGGGTGACGTCGGCACCCTCGAGCAGTACGCCAGCCTTTTGAAGCGCATCACCGACAGCGCTTTTGGCGAGGGCGAACACGCGGAATAGCCCGCAGGCTCGGCAAAGCGCACAGCCCGCCGACTGGCGGGCTTCACCCGGTAGGAGGCGGCGCAGCCTGCGTTGCTCAAATAACGGAGACCATTATGACCCAGCTTTCCGACACTCAGACAATCATCCTGTCGTGGGCCGCCCAAAACGAGGACCGCATTGCCCTGCCGCTGCCCGACAGCCTGCGCGGCGGAGCTGCCGCCAAGGTGGTCCGCTGCATGATCGCCAATGGGCTGATCGAAGAGGCCGACGCGGACATGCGCAAGGATGAGCTCGTCTGGCGCGAGACCGGCGACGGCCACGGCGTCACGCTGATCGCCACCGATGCAGGGCTTGCCGCCATCGGCATCGAAACAGAACGCGCGGCGGCCGAACCAATCGATAAGGCAGCGTCCAAGACGCGCACGCCGCGCTCGGGAACCAAGCAGGCCACTCTGATCGCCATGCTGCGCACGCCAGAGGGCGCGACCATCGAGGAGATCAGTGCCGCCCTCCAGTGGGCACCGCACACCATCAGGGGCGCAATGGCTGGGGCGCTGAAAAAGAAACTGGGGCTTGAGGTGACCTCGGAGAAGGTCGAACACCGAGGGCGCGCGTACAAGCTCCCAGCCGTCTGACATATGGCCACTGCATCGGATCCCGATCGCCGTCCTACTGGGGCGGCGGTTGATCTTTCAGGGCCCTTTCTTTCGGAAAACGCTGTATTGAAAGCTCTGTTGATTGCCTTTCGGCGTAATGTGCACATGCCGTTGTGCGCTGATCATCTCGAACTGTCCCGGCGCAAGTCTGTTCAGCTCTTGTTCCAGTTCTTCTGGCGCATAACGAACCACAGGCAATCCGGAGCACTTCTCAGGTCCGTCATCCGCGAACGTCGCAATGATTGCGGCCCCATCGGGACGAAGCGCTTGGGACATCGCTTGGGCATATGCCGCGCGCGACTCTGCGTCGGTCAGAAAATGAAACACGGCGCGGTCATGCCAGACGGCATAGGCCCGATCAGGCTGCCACGTTGTCACGTCAGCCTCGATCCAATCGACGCCGTCGCCAAGACTACCAACTCTCTGCCTGCTGGTTTCGAGGGCAGAGCCTGAAAGATCCAGTACGGCCAACGGGCTGAAACCCTTGTCGAGCAGAGCATCCAATAGGCGCGACGCGCCCGCCCCAACGTCGATCAGAGCATCGCCAGGGCGCAGATATAATCCGACGAGTTCCAGAGATATCGAGGGCGTTGCCTCGAACCATGTCAAGTCATCTTCGGATCGCGCGCCATAAACGCCGTCCCAGTGCTCCTGTCTCCCTGCCATTCTGTTCGACCCTTTCTTTGAGATCATCGTATGGGATCGGATCAAAAGTGGCCAACGGATTTGAGGTCTCCCGTCGTATTCAAGAATTACGGACACGGATCGCCTCAAACAGGCGTCGAAAGATGAACGATCTGAAAATCGATACACCCGTAAATATCAGCCCCATTTGCAGATTCTGCGCCAGCGTCGTGTGCAGCCCAAAGATCGGGAAGATCAGGATCTGCGTGACCACGGCGACACCGTAGCCAACGACTACATTGGCCACGGACTCGACCAGCGACATGGCGCGCGACTGCGTCATGCTTGCACGTCATGCATCGGCCAGCAGTTCAGCTGCGAGAGTTCGCAGCGCATGCGCTGCAACCAGGGGGACCACCCCGTTGCCACAGAGGCGAAGCCGGTCCACCCGGTGGGCCAACCCATCAGCGCCTCGACGAACAGCGGGTTCAAGGTCCGGCGCACATCGCAGGTATCGGTCCCAGCCACCTGCTTCACCAGGACCTGGCGGCCAAGCAGGCCGTTGACCGGCGTGTTCGCCAGTGTTGTCGCCCCGTCCTTGTGATCGCGCGCCGTCGGCGTCATCCACATCCGGCTGGCATGGGTCAGATCGGCCGTCTTGCGATTGCCCGCGCTCGGCTTGCAGCCGTCGTTCGCCATCGGCGTCGGCCAGTCCCGCGCCATGCCATCCAGACCCTTCTCGTATTTTCGTGCGCCGCCGCGGCTCCGGAAGCTGTCGGTCTGCGGTGTCGGCCACATCGCCGCCGTGGTCGCGAGGTTCATTCCATGCTTGCCCGCTTCCTGCGATGGTGTCGGTTTCGTTTGCCGGTTCTCGTTGGCACTGGCGCGGGGCGTCGGCCACATCCTTAACATCTCGGTCCGGTTCCCGCCACTCGAGCGGGTC